ACTCCTTAGAATCCAAAGATCATCGCCATAGCGATTGCTTTACCAGTTGTTACGCCTGAAGAGGGTGTTGCAAAGGCTAGTGTGCCTGAGCCATTAGTTTGTAAAACCTGACCGTTAGTACCATCAGTTGTTGGCAACGTAAAGGTATTAACAAAAGATGTCAGATTGCTGTCGTATGCTTGAACATCTGTGCCAATCGTTAAACCTAACGATGTCTTTAGCGTAGCGCCTGACTCAACAACAAAGTTAGTACCATTTCCAATTATAACACCATTGTCTGTTGGTGTTAACCCAGCAACGTCAGCCAATTGAGCATCATAAGCTTGAACAGAAGTTCCAATGTTGGATGCCACTAGGACATTGCTGCCCTCAACTGCAATTACTCCAGCAGATACCCTAGTAACTGTGGTATCTCCATTGCCGATATTGACTGCTGTAAACTGTGGACTATCTCCAGTACCTAAACCTAAACTTGTACGAGCAGTATCTCCAGACTCTGCTACGAAGTTAGTCCCATTGCCAACAATAAAGTTTCCATCAGTAACAGATAATCCTGCAACATCAGCAAGCTGAGCATCGTATGCTTGTACGTTAGTTCCAATAACTAAACCAAGCGTTGATTGTGCTGCAGTAGCATTTGCATCATCTACAAGACTTCTACCAAAAGATGTGAAGTCCGTGACTGCTGCTGTGCCTGACCCAGTAAAGTATGGAACTTTATCTGCAGCACTTGTAACTCCTGCAAGAGCAGCCAACTCAGCGTCATACGCTTGCACTGTAGTACCAATAGCAGCAGGTGCTAGATAATCAGTGCCAGCAGTAGCAGCAGTAAATGCGCTAGTGCCATTACCCTTAATAATACCAGTTAGTGTTGACGCTCCAGTACCACCATAAGCTACACCAACCTCAGTACCTTTCCATACACCAGTAGTGATCTCATTAGAGTCATTGATAGTTACACCACTGGTTTGAATAATCTTACCAGTGGTCCCATCAAAGCGAACAACAGTGTTATCGGTAGAAGAAGCCGGTCCAACTACGTCACCTGTACCACCGCCACCAGTAGCAACCGTAATCCATTCTGTGTCTGTAGCACCGGAATTGACAGCTAAAACTTTACCGCCATTCCCAGTATATGATGGAAGTAGATTAACACGAGCATTAGCTGCTGTGCTTGCACCAGTACCGCCATCAGCTACCGCTAGATCCGTAATACCAGTTACAGAACCACCAGTAATAGTGACATTACTTGCATCCTGCGTTGCTATAGTTCCAAGACCAAGACTAGTACGGGCAGTAGATCCTGATTCGGTTACAAAGTTAGTACCATCACCAACAATAAAATTACCGTCTGTTGGTGTTAAGCCTGCAACATCTGCCAACTGTGGGTCATACGCTTGAACATCCGTTCCAATCACCAAACCTAAAGTTGTACGTGCTGCAGAGGAATTAGCGTCATCAACTAAGCTTCTACCAAAGGAAGTAAAGTCAGCGACAGCTGCAGTACCAGAACCTGTAAAGTAAGGAACTTTATCGGCAGCAGAAGTAAGACCAGCAATAGCCGTTAGCTCAGCATCTAAGGGTTGTTTATTTCCTAACTGTGTTTGGATTGCAGAAGTAACACCACTAAGATAATTAATCTCCGTGCCTGTTGCTGTGATTGCTGTGCCATTTAAATCAATAGCATCTATATACGCAGTTCCATCAATATAGGCATCTTTAAATTCGAAAGTAGCACTTCCAAGATCATATGTATTATCTGTCTTGGGACTAAGGGCACTGCTGCTAGCTACAAACTCTTGAGAAGGACCAAGTTTAGTGATTGGTGCGCCATTAGCTGCTGTCCCATCATGAACGTGCCCAGTTGAAGCATGAAATGCCTGAACAATAGCATCAAATTCACCATCCAAGTCAGCAGCATTAATGACGTTGCCGTTAGCAATATTATTTAATGTGTCGTTACGAACATATCCTGCCATGATTATCGCCTATCAAAAGTAGAAAATTCTAATGTTGCTGCGTCTAGAGTAAACGGAGGATCTAGGCTGGTAGAATCAAATTGAAGAGATACAGTAAACCCAGAACCAACCACTTGAGTTTGAAATACTTTCTTTAGTTTTGTTCCGTATAATGACGTTCCATACGTAGCTGTAGAAGAACCATAAAAATAAACTATGCCAGTTGCGTTAGATAGCTTTATTGTATTGGGTTGAATTACACCAAACTCATCAAAATCTAATTTTAAGTTTGTATCAACATCTATACTGCCGGTAGGATCAATGTATAAAACCAACTTATAAAAAGCTTTACGTACCCTTGGGTCTCCAGCAGGTACAAAAGGAGTAGCAAAAGTTGCTTGTATCACACTTCCATCAAAGCTACTTCCACTTTCCATTTTATACACGTAGCCATCTTCGTTAGAAAATACTACTATCTCTACTCTTAAATTATAATCACTGTCTGCTACGTATGCTTTTATTCCACGAAGTTCTGCCCAACCAAAGTAAGTTCCTTCTGTCCCTGCTAACTGCGTTCCTAAAATTCCTGTAGCACTTGTTGCTGAAATGGTAGACTTATAACCAAACAAACGGTACTGAGATTTTTTCTTTATAACTACACTAGAAAAAGAAGAGTTAGCTGCTGTAACATCTGTAACTTCTTTTTGAATTGATTTAGAAACAACTGCTAAATTAAAATCTCCAATACGGTCTGTGGCGCTTAGCAGACGGAGTCCATCTGGACCAAGGAACATTAAGTCACCGCCAACCTCTTGAATTGTATCTGTATCTACGCAACCCATATTTCTGGTAATAGGCTGCAATACAAAATCTGCTACTGTGTTTCCAGTAAGCCTGTCTATTTTTTCTTCTGCAAAAATAATAAGCTGATCACGGAAAGAAACAATCCCAGTAATCTTACTTCCAACACTTATTACACCAGAACCATTTGCAGAATTAAAGTCACTGTCTGTATATGGGGAGGTAAAAGTTAATATGTCTCCCTTAGCAAAGAACATTTGATTTTTAAAAAATACAACATGTTCTGCACCAAGTACATCAGAAGGTGCGCTATTTAATTGTGTGTAAGTAGTACCGTCATATATAAAAGGATAGTTTGTACCGTCTACACCAGCAATCTTTTCTGTCGTGCCAATCCTGTACTTAGCAAATCTATTTTTTGTTGTTGCTGTTCTATTCGCAGTTAGCCAAGTAACAGCAGCATTGTCTGCAGGACTGCTTGCTAAATTGGGGCTTATCGATAATGTAGCTCCACCACTTGTTACCGTTGCTGTTGCTAGTACCGTGTAAATTAAATCTATCCCAGCTACGGTAAAGGTATCTCCAGCTTGTGGTATCCCAGTCAAACCATCAACGATTAAAGACCCACCAGTTTGACTTCCACCGTTTACTAGTACCGTTCCATAAGACGGAACATTGATTCTAGTCCAGCCTGATCCTGTTCCTTTATAAACGCTATTGTTACGAACTACAACTACATTGCTGTTCCATGTAGCAAGTCCTGTTATTAAACCTGTCTGACTTGTAAAAGTAACTGCTGCTTTATCCGCAGGACTACTAGCAAGACTTGTTGTAAGAGTTAACGTAGCACGTTTATTGGTTGCGCTATAAGAAACACCACCAGATGCAATCGTATAAGTACCAGTTACACCAGCAATAGTAAGTGTTGAACCTGCAACTGGTTCTTGAAACAGGTTTCCTATTATTAAAGTAGTTCCTGTCTGACTACCGCCGTGTACTTTCGGTTCTCCATAAGCAGGAACAAAAGCACTATCATACTTCTCGTATCCAGCTATACGAGTATAACCCCCCTCAATGGAAGGTTCAAAGTTCCGTAAAACTCTTGCTGAACCCGGGAGTTTAATGCCCTGTTGCAGAGGTGACAAGTCACTTATTAACCCCCCTCTGAAATCAAAAGCATACGTTGACCAACGGTCAGGCATTAGGCAATCCTGTAAACATAGGAAACTCTAGGTGCTGTTTCAATCATTGTAGAAGTTATATAGTCATACTGATTGATCAAGATGGTACGCATACTCTTTACGCCCTCTTTAAACTTCTCTTTCATGACAACAGCATCTTGTGTGTTTCCACGAAACATATAAGCATAGTACATTGCACCGTCAATAATTACGTGACGATACGCCTCTGGAACAACCGGCACATCACTGTATAGGGACAGATCTGTATTAGCTTTATAATATTCGTATGTTAATGTATACGCTTGATCTGGTAGAGGGGTTACTCCAAAATATAAATTTGGAGCACGAAATACGTAAAGAGGAACAGTTCTTATTCCTGTGCTAGTGTTATATTCTTGATCAACAAATCTTTTTAGATAGTCATCGTATGTAATTTTTTGTAATTTAGTTGTGGCTACATTTAATGTACTATTAAACTGAATACGAAAGCTTTCCATATCTGGGGACTTGCAATTGGATGGAAGAGCATAGCGAGTTGTTCCAGCTACTAGTGTTTCGTTCTGACTTGTAAAATTGAAAGGCCACTCAAACTGCTGTTGGTCAATGTCTTGAAGGGCAGCATTGACTGCATCTTTAGCGTGACCATAAAATCCAGCAGCAGCTGCAAAGTTAGATGACGTTAACTCAACTTCATTAAGCCGTTTATTAACATCATTAACTAAACCTAAAAAGTCATACGCCATTATTATTCCTTAGAATTGGTGCGCTTCTAGTACAGTGGTGTCCTGTAATAATTGGTAATCTTCTTTTGTCTTAATCTCATACGCATCTATGCTCTTATACTTTTTATCTAGTGCGTAGTGGTATCTGTTGTTCCCTATTACTACTCGCCAAGGAACATTTAAAAATTCTATTGGTGCTTTTATGAGGGTATCTAAATCCCCACCATCTTTTAATGCTTCTTCTTTACATACTAAAATGGGATGCAACATCCCACGTTTGTCTATCGAATCAAATAAAGCTGCAATCCACTTTTGTTCTGGTTCAATTCCGTATGTGTTTTTAGTATCAGACAGTTTTACTTTTATCAGTCTGTATGGGAAATGAATTTGATTTGCTTTTAAATGCATAAATATAAAACGGGGCAGCACCCTTGTGAGGTACCGCCCCTTACAACTTACCTATTAAGCAAGCTGATCACGATCAACTTCATCAGCACTTTCTGCAACGCCATCAACATCAACAACGATTGCATAAACACGGATTACTCCAGAAGTTACGTTAGCAGCAGCACAGATCAATTTAACATCGATTGTGTCTGTTGTTGTAACCAACTGTGTATAAGTTGTTTGTGCTGTATTGTTAGCACCGCCGTTTGAACCGGCAGCTAGATAGCCTGTTGAAGTAACAGACTGCCCG